TTAGAGTGTGCTACATCTACTGCTGATCGCAGGTGCACCTCTGCTCTGCGTAGATTACAAGATAAGTTGGGCGGTAATACACCTTGGGGATAGAGTTTAAAGAGCCACAACTATTTGATTACCTTAAAGAAAATTATTATTCAGATCTAGAGAAATCTGAAGAGTTTGATAACTGGGATTGCATATCCTTAGAAGCTAAGATGTTTATAGAACTCAAGTCCCGCAAGACCCACTACCCTGATCTACTTATTGAAGAGAGTAAGTACCAGGGTTTAATTATGGCAGCAGGTATTAGATCCCTTGTGCCTTGGTATATCAACTCCACACCTGATGGTGTATGGGGTTTTAATTTAACTGAGATACCTCAACCTAAATGGGAAGAGAAGTGGCTACCTATTACTACCGAGTTTGAAAACAGGACTAAGCGTACTAAGTTAGTAGGGTTCTTAAAGTTAGAAGATGGAATACTATTTTGATCTACGAATATAAATGTAATGTGTGTAGTGGTGTGCTAACTATTGAGCGTACTCTATCTGATCCCGAAGAGATCCCTACCTGTTGCCAACAAACTACCTCTCGCTTGTGGTCATCACCAGTTATTACCTTCAAAGGTACTGGCTTCTACAGTACGGACAACTAATGGCTGAGTATCCTAATTGGTTTAAGTCTACTGCTGAAGATAACTTCAGTACATATCTTGCAGAGTATAAAGGTAAACCTAACCTTCGCTTCTTACAGCTCGGTGTATTCACAGGAGATGCGACAGTATGGATGTGCAACAACATACTCACTGACCCAACCTCTAAGTTAATTGATGTTGATACTTGGCAAGGAAGTGATGAGCAAAGCCACGCCGAGATGGACTTCAGCGATGTCTATCAGGTATACAAGGAGAAGGTAAAGGATCTACCTGCTATATCTGTTGTTAGTGATACCACCTCATACTTAATCAGACAGATAGATAACTTCAAAGAATCATTTGATTTTATTTATATTGATGCTGACCACACCACAGCTAATGTATTGATGGATGCTATGTTGTCTTGGCCTTTACTAAAGTCCGGCGGCATTATGGCCTTTGATGATTACACTTGGGGAAGAGATCTTCCACCAACTAAGACACCTCGCCCTGGAATCCTTATCTTTGTTGATCACCATAAGGACAGTATAGAAACTTTAATTATTAACAATCAGTATTGGATTAGAAAAAAGTAGAAAGCCCCACCGGAAGGGTAGTGAGGCTCTCCTATGCTGACTGGAAGAAAGAGTAAAACCAGTCTAACTCTTATATCATACCACAGAGCTTAAACATTCTAAGCATTTACTCTGGCCTTCTGCAACGAGATCGTTGCCACACTCATCACATATCACTGCTCAGTAATAGTTGTGCTTGAGGAAAAACTTATATGCTCTACACGGTGTGGAGTATCGCTTAGATACATATTTAAGACCTCGCAAGATCTGGTATTCAGGTCTTCTATCTTTCTCTCTAAGGAGCTGAGCAATACCAAAAGCGCTAGATCCTTGTTGGTTCTTTGCGAGGTGGTCAAACCTGCTCTCACGGGTCCAAAGGGACTCAAGGCACTTCCACTCTCTTCCTTGCCACCCAAAACCAGCCGAAGCGTAGTCTTTTGCGAGCTTCCTGTTATGTTTCTTTTCATCTTGCGTTGCCTTCCTATTCTCTATTACCCCATCAGGTATTCTACCTGTTGTAGTGGGTGGAAATAATTGGTTATGCCCTTGTGTCAGTAAGGCTAGTGTTGCCATCAAGATCAAGCCATTTCTTGCCCATTTGTTCATCAGATATTTTCTCCTCTTCCAAGTAGGCACGATAGATATCAGGGAAAGCGTTAGCTAACCTAGCCAAAGCCCGATCCCTTGCTCTGCGATAATTGCGCTGATAGACAGCCCTATTACTTGCCGATTTTAACCTGTGCGTATTCTTCATTTACTCCATCTCTCCATACAATCAGATATTGTAGCAAGGACTAGCGGGGTTATCTCCACTCCCTCTACTACAAGTGTGGCATCATCCTCAGTTGTAAGCCACTCAGATACCCTGATCTTGCTTCCATTAGGGCTATTGCGATACCACTTTAAAGCCTCTGACGGGTTCTCTCCGCCCCATATGGCTATATCCTGACTGTCGGACACCTCATAGAAGGTAATCCTTCTCTCACGATCAGTAAATAACTCCACGATATTACCCATTCACTCGCTCCCTCTCTCTCGCTATCATCTTATCTTCACAATCTGAGCAGGTGTAAGAGTGGTATTGAGCGTAGTCATACTCGCCCGCACACTCCTTACACTTAACAATATCCAGCTCAACCCCGTTCAGGGCATACTCATCTCCCGATAGGTAGCGTGGCTCAGCCATTAGTTCGCTCAGCTTTTAGAAAGTCAATTAAAACTTTCATTTGATTATAAGTAATAACACTCTCTAACGCACCTGCTAGGTACTCAGTAGCGTTATCGCCCCACTTGTCCCTTGATAATTTAACAAGGTTATGAGCCGTATATTCTAACTCTATCTCTTTAATCATATTGCCTTCTCCTTCTCTCTCTCTACTGCCTGATCCATTAAGCAATCATCGCAGGCATAGCTTTGATCATAACTGTTATACCATTCAGGTTTTCTTATCTCCCACCCGCAGAATTGACAGATAGTTTTCATTTAGTTAGTTCCTCTCTCTCTTTGGCTAGTTGAATCAACCTCTCTGCTGAGGTCATTAGGTCTTGCAGGTAGTCAGCACCGTGAGCACAATCGCTTAAAAAAGTTAAGCAATCTCCACACATTGCTGGCCTTGCTTTCATTCTCTTTTCCTCTCTCATAACCCGCACTCCTCTACTGTTCCGAAGCAATAACCGCCGTCTACCCACCAGATATGGGTGGCGATTAGGTAAAATCCAGCCAATACCGCCAGCCAAAAAGCTATCCTTGCCAGCGTTCGCACTCTGTAATAGGTAGGTGATTTCATTACGCCACCGCCATTTCCTCTGTATTGGTGAACATCTGATCCACTATTGCATCCCAAACCATACGCTTACCAGCGAATAGGTATTGAGCATTTAATTCGGTGAATGTTGGGTAAGGTCTGCCTTCGTTTAACTCAGCCACTAAATCGCTGACCTCATCCAATCCCCATAAACTTAGGGATTGAACCTCTGCGTTGATGTTAAAGTAATAATCCTCGCATTGTCCGTTGGCGTACTCAAAACCTAGATCCCTTAAATCATCCAAGGAATAATCCTCATCTGATTGGATGTACTCGCCTACTCGTTGAGCGGTGTATTGAATCTCTAATAACCACGCTTCACCGCCCACGCTATCGGGCAATAAATTAAAGATATCGTACAACTCTCCACCCTCAATTTTTGAAAGTGTGTCTAACAGTTTTTTGCCTTCCATTTGCTCGCCTTCTCTCTCTTTTGTTTGTTTGTGATACCCGTTAGGAGTATCCCACCGCCTACCGTAGCACGATAAGCGATAGATTACCACTAAGCCGAAGCTTTTTTACTCTCTTCCTCTCTCTCACTCTCTCGCTCCCTCTTGCGCTTCTCGCCTAACTCTCTCCACGCTTGAAGTTCAATTTCCCGTATTTGCTCGCTGATGTCCATTACTTACCGCCCCACATTCTCGCCAATTCCTGCGCCGTAATTGGGCGGTTAGCCTCCTCTGTTAGTGCATAACAATCCACACACAAGCCCGCAGGGAAAACCGCTAGTGGGCTGATCCCTCTCTCACACTTAGAGCAAACAGTCATTAGAAGCCCACCCCGATCACTTGAAACTTGCCCGCTTCCACGAATGAGCGTGAGCGCTCATCGTTAGCAAAAAAGGCGTTAATCTCCTCCACTTGCTTGATCACTTGATCTGGTGAGCCATAAGGGGTTAAATCAATTCCCGCCCGCTTATAACTATTTATTACCCGCTTCACTTGGGCTTGGGTTAATTCTGCTTCTACCCAAACCGCCCCGCTATTATCCGCCAGCATTGTGCTGGTTTTGAATGTTTTAGCCATTACCTTCCACCTTCCCACTCTTCCCAATTTAGGAGAGTGCCACCACCCACCCCGCAAGGGGTGAGCGATAGCCCGCCACTAAATTACTTGGATATTTCCTACATCGTTGCAATCGCCACAATCACCCAAGCAGCAAGGGCAGCCACTTTCGTAATCGTGCTGGCAGCATTTCGGATCGTAGTGAGTGATGTCTTCCTCACTAGCACAATAAGCCCCATCCCAACTGCCGAGATCTATCCCAATTTCTTCCCCCAAGCCGTCTTTCTTTATTGCCTCAAGGCTTAGTTCAAGGCGGGCGATTTCAAGGGCTACCCCTTCCCAACTAGCCCCGCCCGTTTCAAACTCTTTCTGAATATCTTGCGCCCTGCTTTTTAGGGTTTCGTTAGTTATTGAATATTTCATTACTTCACCCCGCAAGCAGTTAAGAAACGAGCACGATCAAAACGGGGATTGTCCTGCTCTAATTTATCGGCAAGGTTTACCGCTAGAAACTTAGCGATATCATCGCCAGCAGAGCGGGCGAAAACATCCGCTATCAATTGGTAATCTTTTCTGGTCATTCTTATCTCCTCTTAGGCTCTTAGATCATTGAAGCGGTCTGCTCCAATAGGATTAAAGTAATGGGTAAGGCTCCCCTAGTCAACTTATACGGCCTTATTTTGATCACAGTTTGATAACGATTGGCTGAGAATTGGCTGGGTTAAACCTAAGGTTGAGGGTTAGGGTTTGCGGGCTGGGCTGAATTGCTGGCGGGCTGGGCAGGGCTGGTGAGGGTGAGCGGTAGCGGGTGAGCGGGTGAGCAGGTTATTAAATTAAGAGCGCCGAGGATAGAGCAAGCCCTCCAATCCTTACCAATACGGGCGCAACTGTTAGCAACTGCCAGCAACGGCCAGCACACCAACGGCCAGCGCTCGCCATAACCGACCCCACCCTTGTTAATCCGCCCGCGTTGGTTACTGTACTCCCCAAATAAATATTTTTGATAAAGTTAAGCTACCCCGTATATGTCCCATATGTCCGATTTGATATAGTATTTCTGTGAGGTGTACCACATTTACTAAAGTTTTTTACCAGAAAACGAGAAATGGACACCATTTCCTGCCTTATATATAGTAGGGGAGTAAAACGGACCGTATTAGTTTTACGACCTACATCGCTACGGTGGAACCTTCGCGATGCCCCCTAAGGGCGAGCAAGGTTCTACCCCTCACTTGCTAGGCCGTTAGGCCGTAGCTACCGTTACAGACAATGCTTCGCAGCAGGTGTAGTGTATCATTTTCCAGTATGATGATTCCTCAACCTAGTATAAAAAGAATTGTTACTCCGGGCGGTTATCCACAGGTTTATCCACAGGAGATGATATGTACAAAGATTTAGAGAAGAAGAAAATTAGAGAACGCGAGTATAGTAAGATTTACAGGGAGCGTAAAAACGCTCAGGCCGAATTACGGCAAAAAGAAATTAAGAACAAGATAGCCGCAGCAATTATAGTTGCCGAGCTAACCCAACAGTCCTAGGAGTCAGATGGCCGAGAACTCGGCAGATATAGCCAAGCGGATAATTCTTACTTCCGTGGCTGAGGGGATGACGGTAGAGCAGGCTTGTGGCTCAGCCGGCAAATCCTTAAAGACTTATGAGTACTACCGGCGCTCAGATAAAATCTTCGCCGACAAAATGGATCGTACTAGGCTAGGACTTAGAGATAAGAGCTTCGCCTCATCCGATGTCCACGACCTTACCTTCGCAGAGTTTAGAGATCGCTTCCTCCATAACAAGACCTTCCCCCATCAACAAAATCTTGTAGATGTAATTGAGGGTAATGACCCATCCTGGCTTCATCCCAATATGAAGTATGAAAAGGGTCTAAATAACAACCGCATACTTTTAAACATCCCACCCAACCACGCCAAGTCAATTACTATCACAGTTGACTATGTGACCTGGCTACTATGTAAGAACCCAAACTTCAGAGTTCTAATAGTTTCCCAGACCCAGCGATTAGCTGGTGACTTTCTCTACGCCATCAAGCAACGACTGACTCACCCAATGTACGAGGACCTACAAGCAGCATACGCTGCTGGCGTAGGGTTCAAATCTAAATCAGCCTCCTGGCAGGCAACCCGTGTCACCTTCGGTGATGAGTTGCGTGAATCCAGTGAGAAGGATCCCAATATAGAAGCAGTTGGTATTGGCGGTCAGATCTACGGTAAACGAGCAGATATGATTATAGTAGATGATGCTGTAACTCTATCTAATGCAAATGACTTTGAACGACAGATCAAGTGGTTAACTCAGGATGTCCGGTCCCGTCTTAACCCTACTGGCAAGTTAATTATCATCGGTACCCGTGTAGCCTCCGTAGATTTATATAAAGAGTTGCGTAACCCCGATAGATATCCTGGTGGTCTAGTACCTTGGACCTACCTAGCAATGCCAGCATTATTAGATGCCAATGAGGATCCCGATCAGTGGGTTACTTTATGGCCAGCCTCTGATCAGCCCTTTGATGGGCAAGAGGACACAGACAAGAATGAGGAAGGTCTATATCCTCGCTGGTCTGGTAGAAACTTATTCAACGAACGTCAATCAATGGATGCTTCAACCTGGGCTTTGATTTATCAGCAACAGGATATATCAGATGATGCAGTATTTGATCCAGTATGTGTTAGAGGATCTATTGATGGTATGCGAAAGAGCGGTGGATTAAATGCCGGTTATCCAGGTCATCCTAAAGATACTCAAGGCTTCAGTTATATTTGCGGTCTGGACCCTGCAATGGTTGGTGACACTGCTGCTGTTTGCTACGCTATTGATCGTGCTACCAATAAGCGTTACATTGTTGATGCTATTAAGATCTCTAGACCGACTCCAGCGCAGATCCGTCAATTAATATTTGACTGGACAGAGCTATACAAGCCTAGCGAATGGATAGTAGAGAAGAACGCTTTTCAATCCTTCTTAACGCAGGATGAAGGTATACGCCAGCATCTAGCCACTCGTGGAGTTGTACTCCGTGAGCATCATACTGGTAACAATAAGTGGGACTCAGGATTCGGTGTGGCTTCTATGTCCACACTGTTTGGTACCAAGCAGCACGATGGCAAACACCACAGAGATAATCTGATTCATTTGCCTAGTGATCAAACTGAAAATGTCAAGGCTCTAATAGAGCAGTTGATTACTTGGTCACCTAATACCAAAGGCAAGACCGATATGGTTATGGCTCTTTGGTTCTGCGAGATCAGGGCAAGGGAAATGATCAACTATGGTCAGTACCAACACCACCATATGAAAAATCCATTTTTATCTAATAGGGAAAAATCTAAACGTATGGTAATTAATATAGACGAATTACTATTACAAAAAGATAAAACCTTTATCTAGGGAGATATAATTGTTAACAGCAAAAGAAGTAATCGCTAAAGCTGGTCGTATACAGACCAGATATGCAGCCCGTGATCAACGGATGCGGGATGTTCTTTCTGTGCGCCAAGGTGATATATCAAAAGTATATCCATCTATGTTCTCAGAGGATTACCCAAAACCTTTAGTTGCTAACTTCGTAGATGTAGCAGCCCGTGACTTAGCAGAGGTAATGGCACCACTGCCATCCTTTAACTGTGCCGCTACCAATATGGTATCTGATACTCAGCGCCGTGCTGCTGATACTAGAACTCGTATCGCTAACTACTATGTAACCTCATCTGATCTACAGATCCAGATGTACCAAGGTGCTGACTGGTTCAATACCTATGGAATGTTACCAGCGATGATTGAGATGGATTACGAAACTAATAATCCAAGAATCCGTCTATTAAATCCTTTTGGTGTTTACCCAGAGTTAGATCGTTATGGTCGTTGCGTTTCTTTAATTCAAGTTGTTAATACAGATGCAGAAACCTTAGCTGCTCAATACCCAGAGTATGCAGATGTTATCCTTCCTAAGAATAGATGGCAACAAGGTTCCCCTGCTTTATCTCTAGTTCGCTACCACGACAAAGATCAGGATATGATCTTCCTACCAGAACGCCAGAATTTAATTCTAGGTAATGTTCCTAACCCAGTAGGTAAGTGTTTAGCCAACGTTGCTATGCGATCCTCCCTTGATGGTGAGGCTCGTGGTCAGTTTGATGATGTACTAGCAGTTCAACTAGCTCGTGCAAGATTCGCAGTATTACAAATCCAAGCTGCTGAAAAATCTATTCAAGCACCTATTGCTATTCCACAAGATGTACAAGAACTTGCTTTGGGACCAGATGCAATTATGCGTTCTGCTAATCCACAAGGTATTCGTAGAGTTCCACTAGAACTACCAGCAGGTGTATTCACAGAGTCTGGTGTACTAGAGCGTGAACTTCGTGTTGGTGCTCGTTATCCTGAAACTCGCTCAGGTAATATTGATGCCTCTGTTGTTACTGGTCGTGGTGTGCAAGCACTACAGGCTGGCTTTGATA